CCTCCGGCGCTTCCGGCAGCGGCATCCAGTGGGTGACCTCCACGTCTTGCCCCCATGTATCAAACCATTCGCCGTATGCGTAATTTGCAATGAGTGCCTCCCCGTCAGCATTTAGCGCAAGCTGCGGCATATCATACTCTGGCGTTTTTTCTGTCACGGAAATCCACCGCTTCTTCTCCCGCAGCGCGTCCCTCTCGGCTTCTGCCTTCGCGTTCTCGGCGGTCAGGCGCTCGATGGCTTCAGAGGCTTTGTCCAATAAATTCTCTTGGCAGCGCTGCTTATCCTCATGCATGGCGCAGTCTTTGCACTCGCCCTCTGCGCAGCACCGCAGCGCCTGCACGATTTCCTTCGCGTCTATCATATATCCTCCATTCCTTAGGTTCATGAACCACTTTCGATTCCAAATTCTCCCGTTCCAGAAGATGTTTTCTTGCAGCACCAAATCGTCCAGTGATCGAATGCAATCGCCTTTCATGTATTTGGGTTTACTCATTTGTTTTTGTCCTCCTCCTCGTTCAGCATTTTGTCTATCGCCGCCAGTTGGAACGCAGACAGTTCCTCCCCGTGGGCCTGTATGCCGTGCCGCATTTTCTCCGCGCCCTTCGGCGGTTTCTCGAACAGCCGGTTGACAGCAGCCTCTTCCAGCGGATTCAGCGGGTCATGGTGCCCCTGCACACCGTAGCCGGGCTTTGCAGCGCGGCTGTACTGTGCAGGCTGTGTTCCGCCCTTGTCCTGTTCTTTTGCCAGCCAGCGGACAATAAACGCATTGATCCCGCGCTTTGTTTTCCGTTTGGCCGGATTTGCGTCCAACCAGCCCCTCATGTTCCGCAGCTGCTGTATCACGTCGACAGCAGGGTACAAGCCCGCCCATTCCTGGCATTGCTCCACGGAAACGGAATATCCCGTTCCATCATTCAGCGGCAGAGAGATTGCTGGCGGCGTGGATGCCGCTTGCGGCTCCGCGCTATCTTCCGCATCTCGAATAGCGAATTCGATTCTCGATTCTCGATTCTCGAATACGGGAACATCTGCACGCATTTGCTTGCAAATGATTTCGTCCGCTTGTTTCCCGTCATCAGGCGACGGGAATTTGCTTACCTTCGCACGCTGCGTCTGATACTTGCCCCATGTTGGTAGGTAAAGGAAGCGCTTGCCCTCAAACACATACAGAGCAATCAATCCAGCACTCGCCAGCCCATGAAGAGCATTTTCTACAGTTTTGAGCGTGAGGTTTTCTTTCAGCGGGAAGAGGCGGTTTTTCACTACCGCCGCTCTCCCGTCAAAGCGTCCGAAATCATCACAGTTTACAATGAGCCGATAAAACAGAACTTCTTCAAACCACGAGAGTTTGTCGACGCTATCGCTTGTGCAGATGCTTTCCCGAATAATTCTGTTCGGCATATTTCAGCCCTCAGAACGGCAGTTCGTCGTCGCCTTCGTCAAGCTGTTTGAACTCCTCTGCGCTGGCCGGTGCGGGCGTTACAAAGGAGTCTGCCTTGCTGGGCTTGAGATACCGGATACAGTCGCGCGTCACACCGTCATTGCCCTCAAACGGCTCCATGTGCAAAATGCAGTTGCGGCCTACCAGATCGTCAAGTTCAAAATCGGTGCCCGGCTCAATGCCAAGCGCATTTGCATATTTGCCGATCTTGTCGGCGTCGTACTCCCCGGTGTCGCGGTCGGGCCAGAAGTTCTTGAAGATGTGCTTCTTCTGGTATTCCTGCTCGACGTCCTCACGGACGACGAAGTCAAACTTGATGCATTCGTTTCCGTTCTTCGTTACGCTGTAGCCGCACGATTTCAAATAGCACTCATAATCGCCAGCCTTCATCAGACCGCCATCATTCTTTACTGCTTTAAATCCCATCTATCTTGTCCATCCTTTCAGTGTTCATTTCCCAATGTGTAAAATAATCGTTGATATAACCGTTTGCCAAAAGCCAGTTGATAAAGCATGAAATCGTATCTTCGATAGGCTCGAAATCGCCGCGCCGGTACGTTTCCGCGTAAGTGTTCGCGCCGTCGAAGATCAGGTATGTAAATTTTGACGCGCCGGGCAGCAGATGCAGATACATCGGATGCTGCGGGCTGTGCAGATACTTGCCGTATTCGTACCGCTGCACGCGCTTGATATCGTAGATCACACCAGCCTTTACATAGTCGCAGACGCCGTATAACTGGAAATCCAAGCCCGATACATGCAGCCGCCCGGCGACCGGAACTTGTGGCTGACCGCCCGAGCAGATGCGGGAAAATTTTGCTACAGCCCGGTCGTATTTCTCGCTGACAGGCTCAATTGGTACGCCCGCAACCGTGCTGTTGATCGCCGCCTCGAAGTCAATGCCAGCCTGCATCGCCTGCGTTGTTTCCTTCTCTTCACGCCGAAGCGTAGAGAGGAAGGAGGACAGCGCCGCGTCTGCATACGCATCATCCGCATCAAGAAAGTGCTTCCAGCTGCTTAGCAGGCTTTGTGTCAGCCAATACATAGGCTTTTATCTCCTTATCGTATTTCAGACCGAGTTTCTTGCACTTGCGCTTGAACTCTGCGCCAAGCTCGGCGGCGCTAGTCAGAGCGTGATGGATCTTTGCCAGCCCTTCCCGCGCCTTTAACGCCGTGTCGGGATCTCCGACAAGCGCAATGAACGCGCGGCCTTCCTGCATCGCCACGTCATATGCGGTTTTCTCGCCGCTATAGATCTCGGCCTGTTCGTTGATGTCCTCTTGCGCTTTGCGGAACAAATCCGTCAAAAATGTGGACTTCTGGCCGGGCTTGAGCTCCGGCAGCTGCATCACGCCGCGCACACCGAAGCATCCTTTTGCAAAGTATTCGTCTGTCGGTGTAAAGCCGATCATGCGCTTGTTGCCCATCATGAACATATAGCCGCCGAAGTCCGCAGGCGTCCAGACGATATCTTTTGCGCCGCCCTCGCAGGAAAGGCGCGTCTGGATGGTGTCGCCCTTCTGCTGTTCCGTCGTGTGGAACACCACGATCAAATGCTTCCTGTCCTTTGCGCGGATCTGGTAACACAGCCGGTCGAACTCGGATTTGATCACGCCGTACATGGCGCGCCCATCCTTCGTGGCCTTGCTGTCCTGCTTCTTTGCCCAGTCCTTCATCAGCTGTACCAGCATACCGCCGGTGTCGATCACGACGGATTCCGATTCCTTGTACTCGTCGGACTCCATATCGCCAAGCATTTCCTCGTAGGATTCCACTACGGAGGTCACGCCGCGCTGCTCCGGCCTGACGCGGGCAATGCCATTGTCCGTGTCGAACAGAAACGGCTTCGGGGCCGAAAGGGCCAGTGTCGTCTTGCCCAATCCGGGCTGCCCGGAAATGATGCACATGAATTTCTTGTTGCTGAAATCCAGTTCAGCGGGTTTCTTGATTGCCATTTACCTTACCTCCTCAAATTCACCGTTCTTCAGCCGATACCAGGTATCGGCCTTGATCTTCTCGCCGTCTACATATTCCGTCTTCACGCAGCGCGGAGCGAACCGTCCTTTTTCGTCGGAATATTCCCACTCCGCAAGCGTGATCCAGCTGCCTGCCTTTGCCTTTACGACAGAGCCGCTGCCAGCGCAGCAGATCACGGAGTCTTCGCCGGTACTATTGATCTTGGCGTAGTTGCCCGAGCTGCCGATCTGGGCGTAGTAGCCCGAGCTGCCGATCTTGGCGTAGTCGCCCGAGCTGCCGATCTGTGCGGAGTCGCCCGTACCAATTTCACTTTTCGGCATATTATCGATTGTCTGTTCCTTTGTGTAATCGATACACGCCTTTACAAATCCAGCGAAGCTCAGCTTCGCGCCGATATGCAGTTTCTTCGCCGCAAATTTCCCGTCACTTCCGGAAACTGGCGGATCGAGCGCTTCAACTTCTGCGAAATCTGAAAACTTCCCGTTTTCACCTACGAGATCGTAGAAGTTAAGGGTATCGAAGGGGTTGACGCAGTAGTGCATCATTCCTTTGCCGCAGATCGCGCCAACTGCCTCTTCGTAGTCCGTGTTCTCGGCATACTGCTTGCCTCGGCAGATCATACCGGGCGCAAATGCCTTGTAGCCTTTTGCATTTTCCATAATGTTTCCTCCTTCATTCATGCTGTCTTTTGTTCAAATCCCAGCGCCCCGGCCAGCTCCGAGTCGCTGTATTCATCCCTTACATAGTCCCCGAAGCACTCCGTATGTACCAGCACTCCGTTGCAGCAGAAGCACTCAGTTCCTTCATAGATGTCTTCCCGGCAGTATGCGCACTGGCCGACGATTACCGGCTCCGGCTCGTCGATGCCGAGATAGAGGTTCTCACCATCGTATCCCACGGCGTTTCGCCTCCTTTTCCAAGAGCTTTTCGCACAGGCTCTGCACGCTTGCACAGTGCATAGCCTCGCAGAGCTGCTGCAGGACTTCTGCGCCGCCGTCCGTCAGGCGGAAGTAATACCGGTTCGTCTTCTTCCGGCGATCCGCGCGGTTCTTCGGCGCGTCCAACGCCTTGATCGCCGCGGCTGCCTCCGGAACAAGCTGCACACCGTATTTCTCCGGCGCTTCGCACTGAGAAAGCAGGCATTTGTTGAACTTCGGGTAGTCGGCCCGATGTACCGCATCGACGCAGGCTTTCGCACCGTGCCGGACGCGGGAATCCGTTAAACTTGACATAGGTTCCTTTCTGCCCTATAATAAAGGCGTCTTAAGTTTCCTTTTGGCCTCTGTCGCGTTGCCGCGCGGCAGGGGTCATTTTTTGTTACGCCAGCCCATACAAGAGTGTGACGAGCGCGACGAAGCCAGTCACGACGCATTCATACGTCATTTCCGCCGTCCCGGCCATTGCGGCCAAGATCATTGCTGCGCCGCTCACCCAAAGGCACAGGCCCTTGACGATCCGCCGCGCCGCCTTGCGGGCCTCCAATTCCTCCCGCAGTCGTTCCCGGCGCTCCTCGGTCGTTTCCTCCGGCCCGATCCCGAGCCGCTCTGCAAGATTTGTTCTCATGTTGCTTTCTCCTTCGCTTCCTGCATCCGCCTGACGAGCCGCGACAGACGGGCGTTTTGTGTCACGAGCTTCTGCGCGTCCAGATCCAGTCCTTTGCGTTTGAGCCCGCCGATGATCTGCGCCGCCTGGCACTCGCAGACCATCGCCGCCTCGATCAGATCATGCAGCTCCTGCGCATCCAGCGTCAGGGTGTAAGTCTTCACTTCCGCCATGCTGCATCCTCCTTCTGTTCCTGTTCCCGGCAGTTCTAACTTTCATTTGTTCCTCCTCATGCTCCGAGAAACCGCAAAAACGGCTCTCTCGGGATCTTTACTCTGTGCTTGCTTGTGCAGCAAACCGGGAAGCCCAGCTTTTCGGGCCGTTCCCTCGCCATCAAGCGAAGCCATTGCGGGGTACAGCCGAGCACCTGCGCCGCCTCGCTTGCGAGGATTGTGGGCTTTGACATTGCCCGGATATCGTCCAGCGTCATTTTCCCTCCTTTCTCGGCTTTAAAAGCTCGTCCACTGTGCAGCCGTACAGATCTGCGATTTCGTGCAGGCGCGCCGTCTTCGGATACATCTGCCCGGTTTCCCACAGATAAACGGATGCGTCTGAAACCTTTAGCGCCTTGACCACCTGTTGAACGGTCAATCCAGCGGCAAGCCTCGCTTCCTTAAAACCCATGCCTTTACATACCTCCTGTCTGTGAATACTAAGTTTTTCTTGACAACTTAGTGAATTGTGTTATTATGAAAGTACCACCTATCATTATTAAACAATCCGATAAGCTGTCCGGGGCGGTGTTCTTTTCACGCCTCATAAGCCGAGGCATGAATCATGTGCAAGTCGTTCAGAGAAAGAATCAGGTTGTTTCTCAATCGGAATAAGCGCTACAAGTCCATAGAAGAAAACGGTCTAAATGTGCTTGTCGAAACCGAAGGCTCGAAAGCACGCACGGAGAAAAGGCGGTTTCTTATCAACATGTTTTTCACCGTCGTATCTGCCGTCGCCGCAGTCGCTGCCGCGATATTTGCCGCCCTTACTTACATCAACTCGTAACGGAAGGCAATGACCGCACGCGCAATGGAACGTCCCGAACTCGTCATATCCGCAGTCTGAACCAACAATCTGAAATCCCCATATATACTTGTCTTTCTTCACGCCATCACCTCACTTGTAAGTTCCGCCCTAACGAAACCTAGTATACACTAAGTTGCTCCTAGTGTCAATAAAAACTTTGTAATTGCTAGGTGTAAAGCTATACAAAAAGGAGTGTTGCTTTGTGGTTAAATCGCCCATAGTCGCACGAATCAACGCCCTGCTTGCTGCAAAAGGTATACCGAAACAGCAGTTTTATAAGGATTGCAGTATTACGTCTGCATCGTACTCTCTATGGAACACAGGGAAAACAAACCCTTCTATGAAAAATCTTAAAATTATCGCAGAATATCTCGGTGTATCAGTGGCAGACCTGCTGCCGGACGAGGAACTCGTTCCGCAGGAGGGCATAAAAAAAGACCCCATCCCGAAGGATGGGGCGGTGAGTCCTGCCGCGCAGGAGATATTAGACTTTCTGGATTCTGCGTCCGGCGAAGAACTCGCTGACGTGATCAAATATATCCGGTATTTGAAAAGCCAGAGGGGGCAAGCATGAAAATCCCGTCTTTTTCAGATTTCAAAGCGCAGCTCGACATCGAGCCGCAGCATATGACTTTGAAAATGCGTTAACTGCATTTACTGCGGGCAATTCTCTCCCGTTTTCTGCGGAGCAGGTGTCTGCTCTTGCGTCGTGCTCTGTCGCCGTTTCTCTCGCTCTTTTGCAACAATATCATACATGGCTTTCCGAAACGCTTCAGTCATTACATGAATCGGAGTGAACGGCTTACTCATGCATACCCTCCTTAATCATTCTCAAAAGTTCTTCCTGTTCTTCAACCGAAAGTTCTAACACGATCCGCTTTAGCTGCGCGCGAATCTTCTCTATCTGGATGCTATCATAGCACACTTCCTGTAAATTTTCCAGCATTGCAAGCTCCTTCTCCAAATATCCAAATTCATGCTATTGATTATTGCTATGACTTTATCATGAGGTGAACAACATGGCTCTTGTAGAGTGTTCTGAATGTGGTGCAAAAATATCCGACTTGGCATCTTCCTGTCCACATTGCGGTTGTCCTGCCTCAAGCCGGCGAAGACGTGGGATGATTCACTTCATGTGGCAAGGGCAGCGCGGGGGAAGCCTTAGAAAAACGAAAATAATTGTAGACAGAATAGAACGGGCAACCGTTCGTTGCGGCGAGTCTTTTTCTGTTGAGGTCAACGCCGGAAAACACGAAATAGATTTGTATCAAGGAAGCAGAAAGCTGCTTCACACGGTTGTTGCTGTTTGTGGTGTTGAAAATGACGCTTATGTTGTTTTTAAGGAAACGATGGGATTTTCTCACGCGAAATTAAAGCTGGTAGAGGACACGACTGTGTTTGCAGACAATATAAACAATGCTCCACATTGTCCAACTTGCGGAAGCACCCGCGTGAAAAAGATTGCATATGCAAAAAGAAACTTATCAATAGGCGCATGGGGATTGAGAAGCAATTTGATAAACAAAACATATGAGTGTGAAAACTGTAAATACACATGGTGATTTCTAGTTCAGGATCCTCGGCTCCCGCCGCTCGTCCTGATCTCGGCCTACGTCCGCGACGCAGGAAAACAGGAGCGGAATACCCTTGATGTAGTCCACGCTGACGCTATGCACATCTGTCAGCTTCGCACCGTCTACTGTTACGTCCACTTTCCCGTTGTTTACCCGGATATTGATGCACTCCATATTTTTTCCTCCTGACATTTATTATAGAACGATTGTTCTAAAAATCAACATGGCATTATAAACAAACAGACCGCGTTATTTTTGGGAATCAGGAACCAGATGGTGTACAGGTTATGGGACTGATGATTTGATATAATATTTGGTTTGACCGGCCCCATCGTATCTGGAACATACGGTGGGGCCATTTCAGCAGATGCCGAATTCAGGAACTATCTGCTACGTTTTCATTGTACCAGATAATGTTTGTAAGAAAAGGGCGAATCCTGCGTTCTTGTCACATGTTTTGCATTTTTATATGGAAAATGTAAGAAATAAAACTGAAACTTACGAATGGAGGCGTAATCATGTCCGCAATACAGGATCTCGCTCCGTTTATCGGCGCGTATCAGGGGAAGATCAGAAGGGCAAAAGATGCAAGCGGGATGACGTTGGAGGAGCTGTCGAACGAGTCCGGCGTTTCCTTCTCTGCCGTGAGCCGATTATACGCTGGAACACAAGCGGATCCACGGCTTTATAACTCGGCTGCGCTATGCAAAACGCTCGGGTTGTCGCTCGACGAGCTGTTCGGCCTTGAAAATCCCGTCGGAAGCCCGGAAAAGCTGACCAAGCAGATCCATCATGTCGAGCTTGAAAACGCCAAGCTGGAGGCAACAGCGGCCGCGCAAAGCGCACAGATAAAGTCTACACATACAATGTGTTACGTCCTCGCCCTGTTTTGTATGCTGCTCTCCTTTTCTCTGATTGCCTGCCTTGTGGCGGATGCGCAGATTCGTAATGCAGGATTCATTCGAAACGGAGATTTGTCCGTAACCGCATGGGCGTGTATCGCCCTGATCGTAGGTTCAGCGCTGGCTTCGGCAATTACTTTCTACGCGATCCGAAAAGAACGTGGAGGGAAACATGGAGTGCATCAAGTGTAAAAAAGAAATCCCAGACGGCGCGCCCTACTGTTGCTGGTGCGGAAAAAAACAGGAAGCGCGGCGAAACCGGACACGCGGGAACGGGCAGGGAAGCGCTTACCAGCGAGGGAAGACGTGGACGGCGCGTTGGACAGAAAGAACTTACCTGGACGAAAACGACAAGCTTCGGCAAAGGATGCGAACAAAAGGCGGGTTTACATCAAAGCGCGCCGCCCTCCAATATGCTGCAAACCCTCCGAAGGAAGAGCAGCGAAGCCCCACTCTCAGAGAATACTACAAAACATATCTGCGTGGGGATTATCTATCCTTATCGGCTGATCGTCAGGGCGCGGCGGAAAAGGCATTCGAGCGCATGAAAGAAATCGCCGACCGTGAGATCGACGCGCTTACCATCGCGCAGATACAGGATGTTATCGACCGCAACGCCAGCACCTATTACACGCGGAAGGACATGAAAACAGTCCTTTCCCATTGCTACAATCTCGCGATTGCTGAAAAGCAGACTACCGTGAATCTTGCAAAGTACATAAAGCTTCCGGAGCTTGAAGAAAAAACGCCGGAGCCGTTTACCGACGCCGACGTAAAAAAGCTATGGGAAGCGTATGCAAAAGACCACTTCGTTGGGTTTATTTTAACGATGATTTATACCGGCATGATGCCCGGTGAGCTTCTGAAGCTCAAGAAAGATATGATTGACTTTGAAAAGAATGAGATCGTCCGAGGCGGCATAAAGACAAAGAAGCGGAAGGAAACGCCTATGGTCTTCCCGGATTTCGTTGCGCCGGTGCTGCATGAACTATGCGAAGAAAGCAAATCGCGCGTCGGAAATATCTGCTGCATAAACAAAGATAATTTTTACAAGAGATATTATGAGTGTTTGGAGCTCGCCGGAGTGCAAAAGCTACCACCTTACTCATGCCGCCATACAACCGCTACAGCCCTCGCGATGAAAAACATCGACCCGTTTACGATCAAGGAAATCATGCGCCACACGAAGATAACGACTACCCAACGGTACGTACATCCGGACATGAAAGGCATGGTCGATGCCGTAAATCAGTTGCAAAACGACTCGCCAGAGTGAATTCTGTATGCTACAAAATATGTTACAAATGCCAATTTCCCCAGTGTTTTCAATGGTTTTTTCTCCCCTGCTAAGGGAGTAGGCGTCTAAAAAGCGCGCGAGAGTTCAAATCTCTCCTTCCGCGCCAAAGTACCGATTTTAGCTGTTTTAAAGCTAAAATCGGTACTTTTTTATGCTTTTCGCCCCATTTTCTGCGTATTTTCAAAAAGCGAAAAATCACGTTATGACACGCTCTGTAACATAAAATCATTTCCCGTATGCTACATTGTATGCTACAAATTCAGTGCAATGCGAGGGGACTCCCCTATTTTTTGCTACATGGACTTTATTTTCCGAAGCATGGAATCATAGACTTTTCGGTTCACAAGCGATAATGTGTCCATAAGTTCATCAACGACCGCCCAAGCCTTTGCCGGGTCTTTCCCAGCTACCGCAAGTAAAAACTCACTGTCCCCGTACTCGCCCACGGTAGCCGGTTCTGCGGTCACAGGGGCGGGAGCGCCGGAGTAGGAACCCACATACCTACCGCCGTCGCCCCGTTCCTCTTCCTGCATCTTATCGCGTATCACATAAAGATCTGCCAGTTTGGCATAATTGGGATAGCTGGATTCCTCATATTCCAGCCGCGCTATCTCCTTGCGGATCTCGGCTTTATCCAGCATATCATATCCCCCTTATGCCCGCTCGATCTGCTCCATGCAGCGGCGGATCGCGTCACGGGTTTTATCGTCGTCCGCGTCGCGCATCATATCCTCCAGCTGCGCGCGCATATGCTCGCGGGCATCAGCGCGGGTATAGCGGCCCATTGCGTCACGGCGGCGGCCACGGTAAGAGCTGCCCCGGCCGTAAGTACCGCGCATATCCGCCTCCCACTCGCCATCGCGGGAATAGCCGCCGTCTTCAGCCATCTCGATCTTGTAGGTATTCTTGATGGAACTCGTCAGCTTCTGGATCGCGTCCAGATCGCCCGCAGACATTTCACGCTTGTCGGCGATTTCGTCAAGCTCTTTGCAGAGCATTTCACGCAGGTTTCTCAAATCGTACATATTGCATCCTCCTTTCACGATACGCGCTCGACGATCATATTGCTATTTGCGAAACTGATCGCCTGCGCGCTGGTGTTCTTCGCCGCTACAGTCAGGCAGCAGCCGCGCGGGACTTCCACGAATGTGGAAACGAAGATGTTGAAATAGTTCTCAACAGCCGCAGGGGTTACGGCCGCTGTGGCGCTGCTCAGAGGTTCGCCGTTGATTGCAAGCGCAGCGGTAATGGTGCCTACTGTTCCGCCTGTAGGGATAGCGATATTCGCGCCAAAGGATACGCGGAACTTTGCCTTGCATTGCTGCGTAAGCCCGCGCAGCGTAACGAGCCCGCTTCCTTCGCGATGTACGATGCACGGCTTTCCGCAAGCCGCCGTGGAGATCAGCGGGACGTTCTGCCCAGCGGCGACAGTTTGAATCCCGGATGATGTAAATTCAGCCATAAAATCATTCCTTTCATAAAAAATACAGCGGCGGGACGATTGCCCCGCCGCGTTGCTATCGAGTATCGGCAATGGGGGCCGACCATTTTCGTGAGGCCACGAAAAAGCTCTACGATATGGAGTTGTTACGCGCAGTTGCCGCAGCCGTAGTTGTAACCACTGTTGCAGCAGTACGGATTCGCTACAACATAGGCCGGGCTGGGACTCGGGCGAAGCGTGGAAACAAGGTAATTGTTCTGTGCCGCCTGCGATGCCGCCAGCTGGTATCCGAAAAGCTGCTGGTTCTGCTCGGCGATCTTCGCGTCCTTCGCCGCAAGCTCCTGCGCCGTCAGACGCTGGTCGATGCTGCGGAAGCCGCAGTTCATCGCGTCGATGATGTCGCGCGTGGTGTTCTGCACGGTGTTGCGGGTGTCGCACGCCTGCGTCGCCATGTCGTAGCGCACCTGGGCGATTGCAGCGCGGTTTTCGCAGCAGCACTCCTGTGCCTGCATCGCCATGTTGTTCAGCTGCTGCATAAGCGCGGCCTGCTGATTACAACGAGAAAGTTCGGCGTTCTGGAAACCGCTGTTGAGGGCCTGCGTGGTCGTAGCAAAGCCGCCGGTAATGGCATTGTTCAGGGCAAACGTGGAATCGCAAATGCCGTTTGCCATACTGTCGAGTTTACGCTCAACACTTGCGAAATCGGACGTCAGCACGTAACCGTCCATCACGCCGCCGCTGCCATTGCCGCCCCAGCCGTTGCCGTTGCGTCCCCAGCCGAACAAAAACAGCACAATGATCCAGATCCAGTTATCACCCCACATCCCCATACCGCCGCCGTAGTTATTGGCAGGCTGGACGGGCATAGTCGGCTGAATGCCGCCATCAGTAAGACTCATAAAATTCTCCTTTCGTAGATTTTGAAATTTATCTCAATCGTGGCCACGAATTAAGATTCGTTTTATCCGAGCAGCTGCCGGAATTGCACAGCCATTTGCTGCATTTGATTCAGCTGCTGCTGCGTGATTTTCCCGTTCTGTACCAGTTTTTCTACCTCTGCTTTCGGGTCGCCCTGAAACGTCTGCTGAAACTGCCGGAATTGCTGCACCATATTTTGAAACTGCCCCATCTGGCCGGGCATCTGTCCGCCGCCGAGCGCATTAAACAGTGGGTTCATTGTCCGCCTCCTTCATCTTTCGCGGTCTGACGCTTGGAGCGGCCAGCTTCGCCACAAGCTCGTCGAACTCCTTGCGCGTCACGTATTCCTCCATCATGCCTTTTCGCGCCGCCGTGGGCGTTATAACGGCCTGTGCGCGCTCTACAAGGTCGTAGGTCGTCATGGCCGGTTTCCCGCTCGCGTCGGCCTTTTTCACGTACACGACAGGCGCATTCATATCCCACAATGTAACGGCGTTGTTAGGCGCTACAATGAAGTCGTTCGCCGCCTGCTCGTTCGGAACCCAGATGATCGACTGGTTCTGCGGCTGCTGTGGCTGCGGCTGATAAGCTGGCATCTGCGGCGCGGGCTGATACTGCGGACGCATCTGCATCTGCGGCTCCTGCATCTGCGGCATGGGCGGCTGATTGTAAATCGGCTGCTGATACACATACGGCTGTTGTCCAAACATCATGTTTCCTCCTTTGCCCAATAAAACAGTGGAATTTCACTCCCAGAATCCCACGTGTCAAAATAAGTCCCATCCTCCACGCACACAACGTGGCTTGATAACGCCAGCACATACACGCCGCGCGGATGATCTGCGCAGAAATCCGCGACGGTATAGCAGTCCGGGCACGTGTTCGGTATCACGTTCCGCGTAAATCCCTGCTGCCGGAGGTAAGCGCTCCATACGCTGTTTGCGCTTGGCAGATCGCCCATGATCAGCCCTTGCAGGCACAGGCCGATATACACCTCGTCCCAGCTCTTCCCGGTCGCCTTTGCGATGGCCCGGACGGTGCAGTCCCCGACCTTCTGCCCGGCGGGGTTTGGATTGAAATAAGAAAAGCCCATACCGAACACTCCTTTGATGTATCCAGTATGGGCCTTTTTGCGGCTTCTTGTGCCTCAGTTGTGTATCAATTTGGTTCAGAATTTAAGCCCGTGGTTATTCCACGGGCTTAGTTTTTGTTATTGTTCGTTTACAGCCAGAATCTCCGCCGCCATCGCGGCCACATACGGCGGGCATCCCCGCCGCCCGCCGCACCAGTCCTGCACGGTGCGCAGCGGGATTCCAAAATACTGCGCAAATCCGGTCTGCGTCAGGCTGTACATCTTGATCAGCTCTGGAATCGTGTAGTGCGCGCCGTCCCAGATCCCGCCGAGCAGTGCCAGCCGCTCCGCCGGAACCTCGGCGTCTTCGGCGTCGCCCCAGACGCTGGACAGCGCCATATCGGAGACATAGGCGTCGCGGTCGGTGTATGCGCCGGTTTCGGCGTAGAGAGCAGCGCGGATTGCGGGTGTGAGTTTCATGGTGGTACCTCCTTATATTTTTTCAACCGTGAGCACGGCGCTGGACGTCAGTCGGCATAGCATACCTCCCACGCGCAGATGTTCGCCGCATCCAACGCGGCAGAAATCAGCGCTTCGGCGTCCACGCCCAGAACGCCGGAGATGGACCGCAGAACGCCCAAGACATCCTCCGAGGTGTCAACGGACGCACCGTCCATTGTGCCGTCTGAAAAATTCCAGCAGAAGCCATCAGCAGTCACGGAAAAATACACGCGGCTGCCAAAATCACCGCAGGACATATCGTCGACTTCAACGGTGACGAGCTGACCACCTATGTCGGCCACAATACCCCCAGCATACTGCCAGTAGCCACCACCATTATTTGCAGTGTCCGGGTTATAGTGGAGATTTGTCTGCGCTCCCCACGCGGAAACGATATTAAACATGTCTTCCATCCTCCAATTTTGTGCCGTATTTTGTTTTGCTTCATCTTCGGTGCTGGAACACCGAAGCGGATTCTCTGCTTCTAACGATCAGAAGCAGTACGCGCTGATGGGCTGACCGTCGATGCGGACGGTGGCGAGTGTATCGTCGCTGAAATCGGGATAGTCAGCGTCTTCAATGCTGTCTGCAAGTTCGTCCAGCGTGTAGCCAAAGTACACGCAGAATGCATCGCCCAGGCAGGCATCCATATCGCGGCAGAGGATCGCGGACTGTTCTTCCGTGTCACCAGCCTCGGTGGCAATGGCAGTGCAAGCAATGAGTTCGTAACGGTTGTTGATGATCTTGGTTTCCATGATGTACCTCTTTCCGGCTTATCGCCTTGCTTTATCTTATGGCCTTATTATACACGCAATGCGTGTAATTGTCAAGAGGAAAATGCGGAAATTTTTAAAAATAAGCGCCGATTTCTCGGCGCTTATCTCAGTTATACAGTTTGCTGGATGTCCGCTGCATCTCCCGCATGATCTCCGGCAGGCGGCGCTGGACCGTGGCGCGGCCCAGAAACAGCTCTGTTGCAACGTCTACCTGGGGAAGCTTATCCACAAAATAGAGCTGCGCGATCTTCTCATTTTCCCGGCCAAGATTGGCCTGATAGATCACGGCCTCCATATCCTTTCTGGTCAGCCTGCCCAGCTCTGGCGGCAGCTTGGCCCGCGCCTGCGGCGACATACGCCCCGCCTCCTTACTTTTCCTTGTGATTCAGCACAGCGATATTGCCCTTGTTGCTCACTTCGAGATCCAGCGCGGCGGCGAGATCCCGCACCTTTACGTAGTTCGTGCCGTTTTTCAGGATCCGCTCGACGGCGACTTCCTTGCCGTCCACGATGATTTTGCTCTTTTCTACCATCTCAGTTTCCTCCTCTGCATTTTTTCCATCTTCGAGGGCCATCACGGTATGGCCCGAGCTTACCAGTACGTCCCCGCGCAGGAGATTGGCGTCCGTCGTCAGATACTTGCTGCCGGTCAGCAGCTCGAAGTCTCCCGTCGCAGGCCAATCGTGCAGCATACAGTAGGTGGTGCAGCTGTTGCCCTGCTTTTTGTAGAGCGCGGCGACGGCCTCACAGCCTGCGGCCACGGCGCAGAGCGTCATGAGCGCGGAGCAATCCGTCTCCACTGGCTCTTCAATCTTGCTCACGTCCCATCGGACGGCCTTTGCGGCCTCGTACGCCGTGTTCCGGTCGCTCATATCGTAACCGATGTTCCGGTTTTTAATGGCCGCCTCGCACGTCTGCGCGGCCCGCGCAGCCTTTTTGCGGCTTTTGTAGCGCAGGACGCCGAGCCAGCGGCCATTGTACCAGTTGGAGATATTCAGCTCCCGCCCGGTCTGATTGCCGGGCTGCTGGTTGCGGCCGCCCGTCTCGCCGAGACTGGCCTGCCCGATCTTGATGCTCATTTCTGCGCATCCTCCTTTGTGGCGTTGTCGATCGCGTCCTGCGCTTTCTGGCTCTGTGTGCCAAAGTAAAACGCGATCACGACGGTATATACCATCATAAAGTCCTGCGAGATCTTCCCGGCGACTGCCATGTACGCAAATACCGCCGTCAGCACCAGTGTGACGATAGATTTGACGCTCAGCAGATTGCCGAGCCGCTTCTTGATGTTTTCCATATGTATGCTCCTTTCAGTCCTTTGTTTCGCTTTCGCTTCTCGTCGCAACCGCGTCAGAGATTGCGAGGTTCGCACGAAGCATTGTATCCTCCAACTTTGTCAGGGCGATACTTCTATTCCTTCCCGCCGGGAGCTGCATGATGAGCGCTTCCGCTTCTTCAAGCTTCCCCCGAATGCTTTCCGACAGGTGTTTATCCATCGGTTCAAAATTCACTCGCTTATACATATTGTGTACCCCTTTCGTTATTCTACCGGATCATTCTTTTTTGCAAAAACCCGCTTGAAGGCAAGCAGGCCAAGCTCTGTGATGGTTGCCCAGCCGGTAAAGCCGAGCACGTCGGACAGGTCGACCGACGCGCCGAGCTCCGGGCTGCGGATGACTGCAATTAGGACGGCGACGGTTTTCAGAGCGCAGGCCCAGACAATTACCGTCGTGATGAGCTGGAGCAAGTACACAACAATGGTTCGCGCCATTTCCCCCTTGCTCCACTTGCCTTTTACCCGCATATCTGCCTCCCAATTTATTGCGCACTGCTGTGCCCGCATTGCGCCTCCAGCTGGTGCAGGAATTTTTTCACGTCGCCGTTCCCGCCCATTTTTTTATACTTCTCTCCGGCGATCAGGCGCTCGGCCATTGGCATTTCCTCGCTCATGATCGTAAGGCGGAGGATTGCCAGATACTGCTCGTCCTGATGCTCCTGCATTTTTCCGAGCTTTTTGTCGATCTCGGCTAGATGCGCCTCCTGCGTTGTGGCCTTGCCGCGCTTTTTCTGAACCGCGCTGACGATGGCATTGACTACCGCCGTCAGCGCGGATGAGCCAAGCGCGGCGCAGGCGAGGGTGACGATGATGGTTTTGGTTTCCATTTTTCTGTACCTTTCTCTTTTATTTGCCGGGCTAATCGTCCGCCATTTTGATGTAGGTAGTGGTGTCGCTTGAATAGCTGATGCTTGGCAGCGTCGTGCCGCCGAGGACGGCGTAGAGGGCCGGGTATGCAGTCTGATCGAAGGTTGAGCCATCGCACGCGTGCCACGGGGCGGAGAGGACGCGGACGGTCGTAAGGATATCGCCGACGTGATAATTCGGCTCCGACAGCTTCCCGAATGCCTCATTTACCATCGGGTTCGCCGGTGCGTCGCCCGCTCGCCAGATCTTTGCAGCGCTCTGTGCCGTCAGCAGGTTTCCGGCCGTGAGCGGCGTCCCGGCCTCCAGCGGCTCGTCATCCGGGCGAAGCCATTCATACCGCAGAAGGCTTCCCGCCGCGTCATACACCCCATACCGGACAGCGCCGTTTGCAAGATCATTTGTGCCGATTCTATCCCGCATGGCTATTCCTCCAGCGCCTTGATGTAGGCATTGCTTCTTGTGTCCGTCCCGATGGTAGGGATTTCTTTTCCCGCCGCGCTATAATCGCAGTACGCCAGCCCATTTGATGATATGTATGCCGCTCCCCCGTCCGGCGATAGTGCAATACTGTCGACGCCGCTCCCCAGTACGTCTCCATATACCGGGCCGGATGCTGGAGCGCTGATCGCAATGATCTTTTCCGTTCGACCAGCACTTTCAGATTCGCTTGCGGTTTCCGAAAGCACTAAAAGCCCGTTTTCGTATTTGCCGTTCGTATAGTTGTCGAGCGAGTAACTATCGGTTTTGTAGGAAACTACCTTCCCGTTTTCCCATGTTGCACCGTAGTCCGCAGAATACCTGTATACCATATATCCGCTATACATCGTGGTTCCCGCACCAGAGAAAGCAGCGTTCACCAGTGCAAAAAAAGCAATTATATTTGCCCCACAATGGTAAGCTGACATCAAAGCGTGATAGGTGTACGTCGACGGCTGGTTGAAGGACGGAGTTAATTCTTCGATGTTTACGCTGCTGACTGCCTCCCACGTCGGATTGATCAGGGTTTTTGCCTTTGAAGTCTTCAGTGTGCCGCTGGTGCTACAGTTCAGTTTGTAAAAGCAGTCCTTTTCTTCGGCGTAAAATACAATTCCGCTGATAAAGCCTGAGATTCCTACTATTTCCTTCGTTGTTTGGTTTACGTAGCTGGCATTTACTTCTCTTCCCGTGTAATTGTTATAGGCTCCGTATTTGCTTCTTACTTTGTAGATATACAGAACGTTTGGTGTAATAAACATCTTCAGTCCAGCGCTTCCAGGCAGGATGCCGCTTGCATATAGCGCAAACGGCGTATCGAGGCTACGTGTTGTGTACACTCCGTTTAACTCTGTGGAGTCTCCGGAAAAAACAGCGTAATAAGTGCCGTTTGCATACTGCACATCCGATACCAGCGAGAGTCCGGTCGGCATATCCGCCTGCTGCGTCCACGTCCCCAAATCGGGCGACGTCCAGAACTTTCTGTCGTACAGGCCGACCCATTCCCCATTCAGATACCACATAGCTACAGGCTGAATATTCGATGTCTTCAACGCCCACGGAAGCGGCGCGGCAGAGCTTCTGAGCACAGAAAACAGTTTTGGATACTGCTCCTGTGATACAGTGCGCCCGTCGCACGGGAGCCATGCATCGGAGAGGTCTGTGCGGGCGGTGATAGCGATGTCGCCGACTTTGGCCGTACCCTCCGCAATCTTGCCAAGCGCGTCGTTGACGGTCGGGTCTTCCGGGCGGGTGGCGGCGTTTGGCCAGAGCTTGGCGGCAGTGGTATCGGACAGCAGATTCGCCTTGTTGAGAGGCGTGCCCTCGACGGTGGGCGCGTCCTCGCGCTTGAGGTATTCGTAGTGGTTGAGCGTGCCGTCGGCGTTATAGACGCCGTAGCGGATCGCGCCGTTGGATAAAACCTGTGTTGGCTGCCTATCTTTCATGTGAGTAATCCTCCTGCGGCGCACTCCGCCGCGCCGGTGTGGCGAAAAGATTTTGCAACGTTGACGATTAAGTCTTCGCAGAGCGCAAGAATGCGCTCGATATCATTCGCGCCGGTGTATGTCAGGCGGTTGAGGCCGGGCGCATCCGGTGTTCCGGCAGGATACGCAAGCGCGTCGCGGATGGATTGCACCTGCTTGCGGTATGCCTCGGCCTGTGATGCCGTTATAATGTCCGTTACGGCCCAATCGGTTTTAGCCGTCCACGCGATGCTCTTGCCGCAGATCGAGCTGAGGCGCGCCGCCAGATAGTTCAGGGCGATTCCCACGCGATTGAGATCAGCGGCGTTGTACGCGCCCTTCATCCCGGTCAGCCATTCCGCCTGCTCGGCTGCGGTCATGGCCGCGAACCCCTTCGCCGCCAGCTCCCGCACCCGCTCCACGTCCGCCTGCGTCCGGTCGGTGACGAGGGTGACGATGATGGTCTTGGTGTCCATGGTGTTCTCCCTTATGTTTCCTCCCATATTCTCAAATTTACGCCTGTTCCTGCCAACCAGCCGGATATTCCGCTGGTGAAAATACATTCCCGTCAATCAAGCTGATGTAATGCTTGCCTTCAAACGTCACCTTGTCACCCTTATTGTAGGCATCATGCGCACCCGTAGGTTGCACAAATTCCGGCCATTCCTCTAGTGAAACGATCACAAACAGTGCCGGTGTAATATCCGGTGTCCAGTCTGCCTGTGAGGTATGCGCCTGCACCACGCGATATAATACGCCATTGTATTGCAGCCGATCATCGACCGCGTAAGAATGGCCTGTCACCCACTGTGGGAATAACTCTACTGCTTGCAGTGCATCCTCATCGGGTAAGCTAATAGACGCTTTTTCAATATAGGGTCTCAATGCTCTGGCTCTTTCTGTGTAACTCATCAATCTGTCTCCCCAAGTAAAATTTTCGCCGCTGTTTCTGCATCTGTGAGTGGCAGTGCCGCGCCCATTTCCTCATAGCTGCCTTCTGGCTCAGTACCTTTCAGCGTATGGTCTGTGAGATGAAACACCATGTCAGAAAGCACCTGATGTTCAGTTCCTTCTCTATCTGTAATAATCACAGCCATCTTAGCGCAAAATCCTTCTGCTTGATCTTCCTTGCACGGGACATAACAACCGTTGCCGTGTAGTCGAATGGGCACAATACTGTCTGCATACCCGGCAAACGCGCCGTCCTGTTTTACTGCATACATGGCGTCCCTCCAAATTTCTCTTGATAGATTTTCTCCAATCGCTCTGTACTTGCGGTTCTCAACCGATTTTTCCAGTAGCCGTTTTCCTGCCCCGGCCATTTTTCATCCGTAAAGTCTTCGCCGCAGCCGTTTTTTTCATACCAGCGATAAAGGCGTTCAAGCATTTCCTGCCGCATCGCGCCCTCTGGTGTATTCTGCCTAAAATGCTCCCATCCGTTTTCGGATGTCGCAGCGCATATCCGCCTGCCATCTGCTGCAAACAGGAACCCTTCAATCTCCGATACCGCAGTTCCATATCGGAGATTAAATTCTCCATCGATGCCATTCCCGCGGAAACGCTTATACACGATATACTCCATGCGCTTTTCCCTCATACGCAAAAGCCGGGTGGGAAGCCGAAGGAAGCGCGCGCGGTTCGGTCTTCGACTGTCCCGTTGGTGTTCACATTCTCGAAACCGTCGGAGCTGCTCGCAAGCGGAGAACGGAGCCACCAACGAGCGGCGGTGCTCGTTCCGTTGTGCTTGTACTTTACCTTGCTGTTTCCAGCGGAATAATAGGCGTACTGCGCTTGCTTACTCGCCTCGTTCGAGTTTGCTCTCGAAATGCTCCCGAAAACCTCAAACTCCGAGAGGAGGAAAAAGTAATCCTTTGTCGCCGTGACCGCACTCGCGGATGTGCTATTATTTCCCGTATTGTCCGTGTACTTGGTAACGGACTTTAGGACTGCACGGAGCGCCGCCGGAATGACTGCGATAATCGTTCCGGAATAGCTCGAGAGGCTTGTCCCGCAAATATTTGTACGCATTTGCGAGCTCGCCCATCCGCCGGAGTTCGTTGCACTACTGTTCATAGAGAAATAGCCGGTTGTCGAAACGGGCGAGGTATAGTAACTGTCGCAGAAACACACGTCCGTACCGCCGGAGAGCGCCGTTTTGCCTAACTGGAAATGAATACGGTTTTCCCCTTCTAGGCTCGCATTATGGTTGAATCCAATGACAAATGCGTATATTGTGTAATTAGATAGTGTAAGATGTCCAACCGTGCCGTTTAGCGTTACCGCCTTTCGGTCGCCAATGCTCCAATAGTTCGCGCCCTGTCCCGCGTCGGATATATTTTTTATTGTTTCCCAAGTATTTTTATTCAGTGTCGGATATACAAAATTAAGCGACACCGCGTAGCTGTCCGTGATAGCTACGGCTTTTGTGTCAGATGTTTTCCCGTCCAGCGTAGCGGATACTCTCCATGTGCCGATCTCCGGAACGGTAAGCGTACAAACTCCGGTGCTGTCAGATGTTCCGGTTATCGTTTTGGAGCCGTTTGTCGCCGTGACCGTCGCACCGGCAGATACTGTTACGATCAGCTGCAGAGCGATCCCGGTTTGAATTGCACGAACCGCGTTTGCAAAACCATCTGGGTAAGTCAGCGGGTCGGATGTTCCGCCTTTTTCTCTGATGGCATCGGCAACTGACGTGAGTTCTATATCGTTCGTTAAATATTCAGCCATCAGAAGCTCCTTCCATTCGCGTTCGCGATCTCTACCGCCGCCCACGCGCCGGAAACAACCCGCAGAAATTTTCCATTATCAGCGGCGGTGACAGACGGCACTTCGCGAACCTTGACAGCTCCGGTTTTGCCGTTGACGGACGTGACAGGGGCGGTTTTGAGGTAGTCCGTGCCATCCACGGCCACGGCCCAGGCTGTCGGCTTCCCGCTGGCGTCCACTGCCTTAACCTTGATAAGGTCGCCGACCTTCGCCCCGGAAGGCAAAAGCACGTCCTGCTTGCCGCTCCATGCGGCTTTGTTTCCGCGCACGTCGCCGATGGCTTCGTCGATCTGCGCGCCGGTATACTGGCTGTTGTACGCCATGCGATCACTCCTTCATGCACAGGAAATCCTCGCCGTCAGCCGTTTTCATCGTCTGCGACTGCCCAAGCGGGATAAATCCGTAGTTGTCGTTCCAGCTGCCGTCCGCGCCCTGCGCGAACAGCGAAATTCTGTATTCTCCGTCTCCGGAAAGCAGGAAATCGTCGTATACCTCAAAGGTGCGCTGCGTCCCCGCGGGGGTCTGGGAGAAGGACGCGATCAAAGCGCCCTTCCCGCGGCCCCAATCCTCGCCGGACTTCGTCGCGCGGCACTCAAAAGCCGTATAGGCGATGTCCGACGAGAATGTGACGGTGATCGAGTCGAATCCCGAGACTGCCGATATCTTGTTTCCGGTAATGGAGAAGGTCAACTCCGGCGCGGCCATTAGGCTGCGCTCCACGTCCCGGCGGCGTTCTTGACGAAGACCTTCACGATCTTCACGCCGTCGCCGGAAGACGCTGTTTCGAGGTCTGCGCCCTTGATGGTGACGTTGATGGCGGTGTTCTTCTTGTAGCCGCCCGCCGTGCCGCTGACGTTCGTGGAGCCGCCCGTCGCCGGGATCTGCGTGCCCGCCGTGTGCAGGCTGCTCGTCGCCGGGACGACGCGGACGGTGTATTCCTCAAAGTCCACATCGCAGACGAAGGAGAACGCCGCTGCGTCGTAGCCCGTTACCTTGGAAATGCGGCTCTTGTCGGGGCCGGTGATGGTCACGGCGGGAATCGTGGAATTGAGCGTGATGGAGTCGCTGGCCGCAGCCGATTCGTTGCCGACGTCGTCGCGCACCTTTACATAGATCGTCTTCAGGCCGTCGCCGTCCGGGAGCGTAATGGATTTTGTTGCGGCGAACGTCTCCCACGACGCAGCCTCTTCCGTCTCCGCCGTCTTCGTGCCCCAGATCTTCATCTGATAGCCCGTCGTTACTTCATCGGAGACGGAGATCTTCGCGGTGACGTTGGCGCTTGTCGCGTACTGTGCGCCGTCATTCAGGATGATCGATAGGCCGGCAGGCGCCAGCGTATCGAGCGTTAAATTAAAAAAACTTGCCATCAGGTTTTAACCCCTTTCTTCACTTTTGAGTTCGATGTACAAAAAGCCGCCCGGCCTTTCATAGATGGTTTTCTCGCCCAGATGGGCGGACTTGATGCCCATGGATCCGATGAACAGCTCCAGAATGCGTTTGATTCCAACTGCCAGCATGCTATCCCTCCAACAGATACAGTGTCCGCGCGTCCTTTTTGTCCAGCGCGTCATAGTCCGATTTTGTCAGCACGCGGATCTCATCGATCTGCGCCGATGCAATGCCTCCGCCGCCAGAGCCGCCGCCGGCACGCACGGAAACGTTAAAGGAAACGTCGACCGGATCGCGGTTCTTGAGTTCAAATTCAATGCCGCCCATCACAACACCGCCTTTGATAGCGCGTGCGCAACGTCGATCTGCTTGATCTCCGAGCCAATCACGTCACCGCTCTTGAATTTCACGCGCACCTGCATCTGGCAGAGCTTCGGGAGCCGAAAGGTCTCCTGCTGGGTGAGGGGAAACAGAAACTTTCCGTCCTCGTATCCGATCTCTCCCGGATAGCTCTTTTGCAGATAAAGCAGAGAAATTTCCACCTTTTCAACGCTTGCAACGTCCAGAGGCTGCCCTTTATTCTTGATGGTAACACTAAGGTTATACGAATCTCCCTGTACCAAATGCCGCACCTCCGTTCTATGTGCCGATAATCTTGCATTCTGCCGCCGCGATTCCGCTGAGGCGAATGTCCATACTGGTGATCGTTCCGGTGATCTTCGTGCCCCACGGCGTTGTCGTCCGCACATAATCGCCGGGGGCCTCTTTGTCCATGACGATGCGGACGCTGTGTGTCTGGCGACGCATATAGTAATCATAAATGTGCTGCGCAATGGCGGCTACGTTTTCACTGTTTACCAACGTCGCATCGCGCACCTCAATGACGTTCGGCTTGGTCTGCGTGGTGGCGTTCGGATTGGCCTTGGACGTGACCGACGTCGTGTGATAGTAGGTCGTACCGCCGACCTCCACACTCTCTCCGCTTCCGGACGTCGAGTAGCTGTGTGCCGTCACGCGGATCTCCGTGACCACAGCCGCCGTTTCCACGCTGCCGCCGGTATATGTCCGGTCAAGTGGGATCGTGGCAGGAGAGGCCGCTGTGAGCCTCCGAACGCGCACGCCACGCGACGCGCTTGTATCGATGGTCGCGCGCAGGGCAAAGACGATCTGCTGAAGCGCCTCGCGCTTGGTACAGTCTGGGATATAGCCAGTTACTGTCTCGTTCTCCAGCGCCGCGTCAAAATCCAGCGTGAAATGCGTGCCGAGGATCGAGCTTATCAGCTCTTTTGCGTTTTTCTCGCTATAGATTGCCGCCGCAAAAGGCTCATCGTCCAGAACGCCGAGCGCATCCTGGCAGGAGACATCATAGAGCCGGGCGCTCGACTGGGACGAGCTCTTGATGTAGAACACGCCGATCAGCTTTGCGCCGTCGTATGCGCTGACGGGCTGCTTCTCTTGGAAGATGAAATCGATATCGTCCGAATTGTCGAGCGTGAAATCCAGCGTGTTAATCTCTACGTCGTCGGAAATCACGCTAACGCCCTCGGTGACGGTGACGCTGCGCAGGTCTTCCCGCTCAAACTCCCGGACGATGCCGAAGAAGATCTGTCTGAGTTTCGCGTACCGGTACGGCAGGCTCGTCTTTTTCAGCTCGATCACAAGCTTGTTGTATCCAGTGACGGGCTTTGCGCAGAAATACTTCTGGCCGTCCGGCGTGAAGTCCTGCGACGCGACGGTTGTCTCTCCGTTGTACCACGTCATGGTCAGGGCGCTGCAATAGTCGCCGGTGCCACCGTCAAAATAGAGGTAAATGCCGGAGCTTGCGAACGTGCCGTCCAGCGTGATGGTCAGCGTCGGGTTCGCGTCAAAGGTGCAGTCCGCTTTGCTCGGAGCCGAAGACCAGAACGCTGCCCGCTCGGTCGTGAGGATCGGGCGGGAGCCGTCCAGCACCCACTGGTTCAGCTCGTTTGTTGCGACGATCACCGGCTCTGTGCCATACGGCAGTTCCGGAAGGTCGGAGAAGGGCTTCGCAGCGGTGCTCGCCACGCTGGCCGCCTCCGCCGCGCCTACCGCAACGTCCTCATAAATCACTCGAACGCTCATACCGGAACCCTCTTCGGTTTCATTGCAACAAAGTTAATCGATAAGTTCTGCCATTCGCTCCTATCGCCGTATCTTGATACAAGTTCATCTTCTCCGTTTGCCACATAGGCATCAAACGTCAAAACAGATTGCGCATACGGGACAGTCAGAACGTGGCTATCGACCGGCGCGGAAATGTTCTCGTAAAACGCATCATATTCTGCAAGATCAGACGAAACAGGATCGATCTCCAAACTGTAATTGTAAAATGTACCGATAATGTCGCGCGTCATCGCGCCGGTCATCACGCGACCCGCGTTATCGCCGTCGAGGACGGAAAACGAACGCTTTAGGCTCACAACATGCAGATTCGGATACTCCTTGCCGTCAAGGCTCAAAATGCTTGTCATGCCTTCACCCCCGCAAGCTTCACTCCGACGCGCTGTGTTTCCTCGTTGTTAAGGTTATACACCGCGCGTCCAAGTTCTCTGTGGTCGAGCTGCATAACAACCGTGATCTGTCTGCCGCCCATGCCGCCCGTTTCGTTCATGGCCTGCTTGAACGCCTGCACCATTGTGGCAAGCGGGGTTTCGATATTCGTTCCGCTTTTCTGGTCTCCCAGCACAGCCATAAACTCCCGGTTCGGCGGGATGACCGCGCCGGACGCGAGGCGGGGGAGAGATACTCGCGTAACAGGTGGAATATTTATGCCGTACGTCATGCCGCCAATCTTCGGAACCCAGTCCGGAACGTTGATCTGAATCGTGTTAAGCTTGGAAATAAGAAAGTTGATACCATCTATAACGAAGTTAATCGCGCCTTCGACCGTACCGACAATGAGATTCCAAACGCCTTTCAGAATATCCAGGACACCGTTCCATGCTTTCTTCCAGTCTCCGGTGAATACGCCGGTCAGGAAGGTAATAAGGCCGCTGAGGATCTTTTTCCATGCGTTGTACTGGTCGGAGAACAGCTTTCCAATCGTTTCAAAAATCGCAGCAAGTGCCGGGTTCTTACCCTGCAGCCATGTAATAAATGCGTTCCACGCGTCCTTGATGGAGTTTACAATCGCGTTCCACGTCTGCTT